TAGCACGTTTTTGTATATACTATAAATATGGGTTCTTATAGTTTTCCGTAATCCAAACCCCAACTAGCCTTAACAGGGAAACCACTTCCTTCAATGATTTCCTTCAATCCTTTAATCAAACTCTTATCAATATCAGTCGGAACATCAAAAAGGAACGAGTCATAGGTATATAAACAAAAGTTAATACCACTCCCTCTTATATAATCCAATATCTTTCTCATAACCTCAATATTCATTTCAGTCTCAACGGCTTGGAGTAGATAGTTGAATACCTTTTGTGCATTTGGTTGTTCTATCCACTCTAACGGAATCTCTCTATGTGGTGTTTGTAGGAATCCTTTCTTTTGTACATCAATCCATAAGGTATCAATGTAATCAGCTACCGAATTGAAATATGGGATTTGTCTGAAGTCATCATCAATACCACCATAAAGTAATTGGAACGTAATTCCCTTCGATTCATCCACACTACAACCATATTGTTCAGCTAACCACTCATGCACCGAAGTTGTTGGTAGTTCGAAGTTCACCAACTTACCAATTAGTCGTGGGTGATATGCGTTGTAATCCATTTGTAGGAATATCCCATCCGATACAAAACATTCTCTACTACCATCGGTTTTATTTAAGGCTGCATAGTTCACACCACCATGTCTATTTGATGGTCTACCTGTCACCGTAAATGGATTGTATTCGGTGTACACTAAGTTATCGGAGGATACTTGCTTTTGAGCTTGAGGCCATCTATCAATAAATTTTTTCCCATCGACACGGATTCCAAATTGTTCGATATCTGAAAGGGTTGGTATGAACACTTCGTTGTACCATTTAAGTGTAGGGGTATAAGGTTCTTTATGGAAGTACTTACCGAATTGCGGTTCTATTGCTTCTACAATCTTCATTAGAGGAAGGGATTGTATCAAGTCATCTCTATACCCTTTGTGAGTTAGAGTTGAAAGGAGAGGATTTAAAGGGGCTTCATAATCAATTACCTTTGCTTCCTTTCTAAAGTATGCCGAATCTACATCGTATAGATTTACTGAAACATTAAGAGTATGTAATATCTTCTTTTTTTGGAATACCCACTTTTGTCCGTTGGTATTTATGATAGATTCTATTTGCTCATTACTTAGCGATAGAGCGTCTGTATGTTTATGAGGTAAAATGTATAAGCCATCGGAACATCGTACAACTACGAGCGAAAGGGGAGTATTTAATGGATGCTTACTATTATCTACCCACAATGGATACCAAATAGATGCTTCCGTTTCCAGCTTTTCTTTTAGTTGATTGACTTCCTCAATAGACTCAATAATCTTCATAGGTACAAAGATACAAAAAAAATCCCAAACTACCAAATATAGTTCGGGATTATTGTGGAGGTGATGGGATTCGAACCCATGTCTTACAAAGTAACCATAATACCAGCATGTCACACGTTTAGGATAAAGTTTAATCTTATTCACTTTCCAAAATAATTGGGGCCGTATGGTTAGTACAGCGTTTCCACCAATTCGTTGATTCGGGCTCAACGAATAAAGCCTTTGTAAACACTTCTGTTCCTAGGTTATATGTGCACCGACCCGATTGTTGTGATTAGGCTGCTACAGCGTAATCAGCACCTACGAAAGCCATAAGGTCTTCGAAGGTCATAGTTGACATTTCGTCATTTATTGTTTTGTACAGATTTAAAGACATCTAGCACTTCTGTCTACGTGTGATACTATAATTCTCATTGTAATCAATTCCGAGTCACCCCCAAATTTGTTTATGTAAATATACGAATAAAATTCCAAACTACCAAATTATTGTGTAGCTTCTATTTTTCTAAATTGTAAAAGATTTGGTAAATACATTTGTATTTTTGGCATTTCCTTTAATACAAATTTAATTGATTTAAAATTACAATCTTTTATTTCATCATCACTTCCAGTTATTTTCCAATCCAAAGTAATTGCAGTATAAAATGGTGCATTTACAAATTTAGAAAAAGCAATTTCATTTATTTCTGTTATTCTACCTGCCTTATCATTTGCTCTTTGTATAAAATATCTGGATATATATCCTCTCTTATAATCAATTTCAGTTGGGATTGGAATATAGGCTGATATTTGTAAGTTTTTAAAAGATTCTCCTTTTTCAAATCTTGATAAACCCGTATATCTTATTAAATCTGCTGCTCTCATATTATTATTTATTTAATCTAAGTCCACCTTCAACTTCAGTTTTCCATAGCATACCATCAATCGTATGTTTAACGGATGTTACTTGGAAAAATCCATTTTCTTCATATTGTCTAGGAATACCAATAACTTTAAATTTATCTCCTCTCTTAATTCCACTAACACCATGAACAGTAAATGAAAATTTAATTGGTAATAATGCTGATACAGTATTCGCATCGTATGCATTTACATTATTATATCCAGCTTTTAGTGCCTGAAATACCAACTGGTCGTTGTACACTGCATTCATTGTTATTGAAGTAAGTTCCGTTTCCGGCGAACTAACTTGAGTATCTTTCGTAACTGATACTTTAGGATATATACCTATTTTACTCATAAATAATTTAAAGTTCTTTTCTTTAGCTTCTTCCTTATCCAAAAAAGCTTTAAATTGCTTAACTACTTCTAACTCATTAAATTGCTCTGTAAGATTTTCTCCAACTTCTTCTATTTTCTCTACAGTATTAGTATAAACTTGGCCAGCTGCTTCAGTAACAGTATCATAAGCGGCTACAGTTCCTTCAACAAGCTTGTTTTTTGCTTGTACAATACCATCACCTATACCTGAAACGAAATTTGCAGCTCTATCAAGTAAACCAACTTCTGTCTCTGGGGTAGTGGTTGCTGTAGCGGTTGATTTAGTAGATGCTGCTGCTTTTGCAGCTTTTTCATCTGCTGCTTTTTTTATTGCAGCTTCGGCCGCAAGTTTATCTGCTATTACTTTTTGCTGAGCTGCCTTTGCTGCCTCAGCTTTAGCTTGTTTAGCAGCTGCATCTTGTGCTAGTTGTTGAGGAGACATCATTGGTGGTTTTCCAGCTAATGGTCTTATTACTTTTAAAACCATATCTTGCATATCAGTAAACAATCCTTTCTTTTGCCCTTGTGCTGTATTATTTTGGTCTACTGCCTTTGATACCTTTCCATCTACCGATGGTGAGTTGGGATTTAAATCATATCCTAAACGTTTTCCAATAATTTGGCTCATTTTAGCCCCACCCATATCCATATCAAATGATGCATCTAAAAATACAGAGTTTACACCAGATACATAGAATGTTGTCATTCCCTTTCCGTTATCTGCCATAAAATTCAAATCAACTACCATCAATTCAGTACTTTTACCATTAGTTGTAGTTACTTCGATTATTTGAAAATCCCAAATACCCCCAGCCGCACTTGATAATCCATTTAATAGTTTATATAATGCATCTTTTATTGAAAAGTTTTCTGTTTCTAAAATTCCTTTTGCGAAATCCATATTAACATAAAGGTCATCTAAAAATCCCCACATATATGCGGCTTTATTTATACCTTCAATATTACCATCTTTATATTGTATTGATACACCACTAACAGTACCACCTTTTATTGCTTTTGAATATGGAAATTCTACTACCGCACCATCATGTGAAATTGAGCAATTTGCTGTTTCTGCAAATGTATTTTGCTCATTTACTGAACTAGCTGCTTCTGCTAGTGAAAATTTAGGTGCATTTGCATTTGGTATAAGTAGTTTACTTTTATCAGTACTATATATATTTTTAAATGCAGAAATAATTGTTTTTTTTGTGTTTACTGTCATACTAACTTCGACACCACCTATTGAAAGTGAACCAGCACCAATCATATTCATAATATCCATTAATGTTCCGAATCTAATAAAAGCTTCATCTCCAATAATTTCAGTACCAGATGGAACTTCAACATTTTTACCTTCTGATTTTATTTCTTCATCATTTATTGATATTCCTAATATTTCAAAACCAGAAGTAGTATCATTTATATTTTCTTTTACATCCTCATCAACATTAACAAAATTTAAAACACTTGCGATAGTTCCATATTTTATTAAACCCTGAATACTTTCGCTTTGTTTATTTGATGGAAGTCTATTAAAAGCCATCATAAAACGTTTTTTACCTAAATCAGTTTCTGCAGTTATTTCCGATGGTTTAAATGTTGCTGGTTTTGTTTTTTTTATATTTTCTCTTGTATCTGAATTGCTTGTTACTGTCATATATGCCGGCAATTCGGTAAATCCAGTACACTTAACAGTTATTGTCCATTTATCACCTTCCATAGTAACATTACCACCACTAATAAATCCTAAATAGTTATCATAGTGTCCTTCAGCTGCTGCTCTTTTCTTATTAACTTCAACAAAAGATTGGTTAGCCCCAACAATCGCTCCATTTAATTTAGGAGTGTACATAGATACTCCTTGTATTGTATTCCATCCCCATTCTAAAAATATTGTATATCCTGGCTCTAAGTAATACTTACATAATTCATCTAATTGAGCTCTTGTGTATGCAGTTATTGTAAATGTTGCTTTTCTAGAAAGAGACCCAGCACCTTCTTCAATTTCAATTGTTGTTATATTTGGCTTTGGTCTAAATCCCCAATATTCATTAGCAGTATTAACAGGAGTTACACCATCCCATTGAACACCAATAGTACCACTAAGTGCATTAGTTCCATAGACAGATGGTGCAATTTTATCACCCACACCACCAAATAATTTAAAGTTTGGATTTGATAACATCATACATCCTTTCCCAACTCCAGAAGAAACTCTCACCCATGCATTTAAATTTGATACTTTAATAATATCTTGTCTTCGTGCATCAAGTTCTTTGGTTACCCAAGGTGCTATGTTTGAAAAATGTGGAAAAGCTGACATAAACTATTTATTTTGTAAAATTTCTTAATATTGAAATATAATTTTGTGGTATTCTTAATATTGTACCTTCTTGAAATCCCAAAGGTGCATCATGTATATTATTTGCCGATGCTATAATCCACCATAGACTTGGATTTTCATAATATTGAAAAGCAAGCGTATCTAACCTATCACCCGTCTCAGTCATTACATAAACATCATCATCTCTTAATGGAATATTAGGATATATTTTTGGTCTATATACTTCCTTACCATCAAAAGTTTTCTTTGTTTGTTGTTCGTAATATCTACTTTCCATTATTGATATTTTTTAAATAATTCAGTACCTTTATCTATTGCCTTACCAGCATCAGAGAATTTTCTTGATTTTTCCTTTACCGTACCAGATTGATAAACGGTTGCTATATACTTTTTATCATCTTCCTTAACCCAAAGTTCGTAGTTATCTTTACCATCTTTTATAAAGTTTCCCTTACTAGCATCTGGATTTTGTCTCAATGGTGCTAGTGTTGGTAATTTAAACGCATCTATACTAACAGGTGCTTTTATACCAACCAAATTTCTTTTTTCCAATGGAATTATACTAGCTGGGTCAAACCTAGGTTTAACTTTATCTAAAGGTAATGCTATATTATCCGCATCACCATCTGATTTTTTAGTTGTACTATCACCCTCAGGTCCAAATTTAAATGTATCTGAATTATTTATATCTCCGGCTATTTGAGTATTTTTTGAAGATTCTTCTACTGAATATTTTTGTCCAGCTCGTAATGCTCTTGGTAATTTATCAAATCCATATAAGTAACCATCGCTTGTATTATATTTAGCTTCAAGTAATTTAATAGTTATAGCAACATCAACAATCATTGGTAATTTATAATTATCAATAGATGTTTCTTCTTTATTTATAGAAAATTTAGCATCATCCGCAATACCACTAGCTTCGGTCATTCCAACATACCAAGGAGAATTATCATCCATTGTATATGATAATGATTCAATAAAACATTCTCTATTTTTATATAAATTACCTAAAGTAAATTGTAAGAATGGTGCTCTAGCTCCGATACCACCAGCATAACCTTGAGGATATGCCAATGATGTTAAAAAGTTTATTCTTTGCCAAGCAGCAATGTGTTGAACAGGTGTTGTTGAATACACTCTAAAATTAAATGTAAGACTTCTTTCAATACCAGTATATGTATAATTATTGAATGGAGTTCCTATAAATTTAGCAGAATCCCAAGATGGAGATATAGTTTCAGATACACCACTTATTGTTGCTCTAAAATTTACTGCCATTCCAGTTGCCAATGATTTAAATTTTAATGTTATAAAATCATAATCATCTAAAAAACTACCATCTGATAATACTAATTTAGTATCATTTGGTCCTAAACTATACGGAAGTTTTTCGTTTAAATAATCCGATTTTATTGCCGAATCTATTCCCAATTTAGTTCTCATACTAACCTTTGGGTCTACTTGGCTATCTTTTTTCCTAGAGTATTGATTTATAGATACATCATCTCTTGATATTGAATTTCCGTTTATACCACCACCAGCCAATAAAGCTTCTAACTTTGAAGATAAATCATTTCTTAAAGCTGGGGAATCTGCTTGAGGGTCAACTGTAGATGTTTGTGTAACCTTTTCTTTTGTACCAGGTATTATATCACCTATATTTAACCCACCGGCAATACTTTTTTGACCTAATTTTCTAGCTCCAGATAATTTAGAATCTAATTTACTTTTGTTATCAGATATAAAATCAGTTACTTTTGCTGCTGGGTTATTTATTAAATTTAATGGTATTATACCATCTCCAATTCCTTTTGATTTTGGAACTAATTTATTAACCTTATTTTGTACTTCAGAGCCACCACCAGCTTCTTTTGTTTCTTTAGCTACTAAAATAGATGAAAGGTCATTTCTTTTAAAATAATCTTCATCGTTTGGAGCTATTGTTTCGGAATATTTATCAGTACTATTATATTGTATTTCTTCTTTTCCTTTTTTTGCTAAGTTTTGTGCGGCCACTTTTGGAGAACCATACAATGCTTTTTTAACTTCGCCTTTGAAAAAATCAATACCAGCTCCCACTAATTTATTTGGTATATCTGCAACAGGTCCTTTAACACTTGATGCTAATATTTTACCTAATGTCTTACCAATAAGATTACCCTCTCTACCATTTTTAATAGCAGATAATGTAATCATTGTATCGTTTTCTTTACCATCTTTAAATGATTGATTAAGAACGATTTTAGTTGGAATTAAATTTTGAGGAAATTCTATACCAAGTTTACTTGCTATGTTTTCACCAACTTGCTTTATTTTATTAGTAGCGTTTCCTATTATACCATTACTACCACCTTGTCCACCAGTTGCTCCTTTCATAATCTCAACCATATCGGTTTTTTGATTATTCAATCTGAACACATCTACACCATATATTACAGGACCACTTAATTTACTTATTACTCTAAGTCCAGTAGTTTCTTCCTCAAGTTTAGTTTCTTTTGTTCTAACAGAAGCTGTTTTTCGTATTGCATTTGCTCCTTTAAATGGCAAATCTAATAATGGGTTATACGGAGTTATTGGCGGTTCTTTACTATTACGAATGTCATAGTTTTGCTGAGCCGTCTTACCGTTATCCAACACTTTGGTCTTAAATAATTCTTCTAATGTTTTACCCATTTTTGTTATTTAGCGTATGAGTTTCTACTACCTTTATCTACAACTGATGTTATTTTAGAAGTAACTTTTTGTCCATCCATATTAACACCAATTTTACCAGAAGATAAGTCAGCTCTCAATCCTTTTATTTCAGCAATTAATTCATCCATACCATCACTACCACCAGCTTCACCACCACCACCTAATAAATCACCACCACCCAATGCTACAAAAGCACCAACTGCAATCATACCAGGAATAGCCATAATAGATGCCATTGCGAATCCCATTAAAGAAAGAGATAATGCGGCAAATCCACCAGCCATTGCTAACAACCCAGCTGCATTTTCTAAGTTAAATAATGGAAGTACTTGAGTAACAAACTGTCCTATACTACTAACAACCATTGATATACCATTTGCTATTGCTGTAATTGTTCCAACTATAACGTTACCAATTGATTCAACTAATGGTGCTAATAAACTTAATGCATATGTTAAAGGTATCAATGCTACCCCAAATCCAGCAAGTAATGCAAGACCTAAGAATGGAACACCAGTTGCTGCTGCTGTTCCTAATGAAACTAATCCAACTGATAATGCCGTTAATCCAGCTCCAGCCGCAACACCACCAATTGCAATTGCAGCTAATCCAATTGCACCAGCTGTCATTAATGTAAACCCAACAGCTGCTACTGATAATGTTAGTGCTCCTAATAAGGCTTGTGGATTTCCCATAGCTTGTAATCCAACTCCTATAAATTCTAATCCAATACCAGCATTAGCTCCAAAAGCACCAAGTGCCATCATAGATGGGATACCAATAACCATAAGAGCTAATCCAGCCGCAGTAGGTATGAGGTTTAGTGCTCCAAACAAAACTTTCGCACTACCCATTTCTTTTAATCCTGCTGCTAAACTTGCTAATCCACCACCTCCTTCAGGAACCGGTGGGATTGGACCGCCGCCAGTACCAGGTGTTGGGACTGGACCAGGTACAGTACCCGGTGCACCACCACCACCAAATAATTTTCCTATGATTGGTATTTTAGATGCCATTCCTTTTACATCAAATCCCATTTGTGCAAAAGAACCACCCAATTGTGCACCAGCCATCACCATTCCACCTAAAGCTTCTAGTGATGTACCTAAGTATTTGTTTAATCCAGCATTAATAGTTTCTCCAACTAAACTAAATGTTGCGTTTATCTTACCACCCATCGTAGCTGCTTGCTCCTGATTTGTTACCATCTTTTGCAATTCTTCTACCGATGTTCCCATTAATTCTGCCGTTTTTTTCTTTTGGAAATAATCCATTTTATTGAATGCATCAACTCCACCTAATGCACTTAGTGTTTCTTGAGTTGCCCCAGCTATATCACCTTGATATGCCAATGCTCTTGCTTTATCTAAATTAATATTTTTACCAAGCATTGCACCCAACTCCATTTCAGCGTTAATTGAGTTTTCAAAATCTAAAAGATTATCAGCCAATCCAGTCATAGTTTTTAAACTAACTCCCATCTTAGCAGCTGCTCCAGCGGCTTGAATCATATTTTTACCACCTTCTTTACCAAATAGTGCAAATGCTTCAGTATTTGCTGCTAAATCTTCCATAAGAGCGCCAGGTATTAAACCATTTTGAGCTGCAAACTCTTGAGATGCTTTTGTTAAGTTTAATGCTGTTTCTTGGCTATTACCATTCAACCTTGCAAACGAACCAATTAATCCAGCTGCTTCAATTCCACTAATACCCATATTAACTGATATAAGCGATGTTGATGCTTGTAATTGCCCCGATACATTATTTATTCCGCCAAATTGTGATGCTAATTCTTTTGCATTTGCTACAGCGTTATCATCAAAGAAAGCAAGTGCCGTTGTTCCAAATTCAGCAATACCACCCAACTGACCTCTAACCTCACCCATCTTACCAAGGAACTTACCAGCGCCAATAAGACTCATACCAAGCAAACCACCAGGTCCGCTTGTTAATATAGCAGCAGTATCCAATATACCACCTATTGTTTTCTTTATAGTATTATATGTCTCCAATTGAGCTTCCAATTGTTCCTTTTGACCTTCTGTCATTGAAGAATAATCTCTTGCTAATTCATTTTGATTTTTAAGATTATCAACTATTTCTTGCGATATACCAGCCATTCTACCAAATCTGACTATTTCGGAATCAAATTGTTCTTGTAAAATTTGTCTTTCTAAAGTTTGGTCAGCCGTAAGTTGGGATATTTTTTGATTTATATCAGCTAAATTATTACCCCTTGCAACAGCAGTGTCTGATAAATTTCCAGCTTTTAGCATTAAATCAATTCTCTGTTTATCAGCTTTTTTCAAAGGTTCATACATAGAACTCAATGATTTCATACTGTTTATAGAGTCAACGTATGATTGTCTTTGTGCTTTTTGTAGTTCTAAATTTACTCTTTGAAGTTCTCTACCTATTCTAAGTCTTTCACGATTTAATTCATTTTCCCTTTGCGCATTCTGTATCCCTTGAGCATTATATGCATTTATCTGCTGAGTAAGTCTTCCTAATTCGCCTAATATGGCTAATCGTTCTCTATTTAAGTCTTCTGCCACTTATTTTTATATTTTTGCTTTTGGAATTTGCGAAAGTATTTTATCCAATTCTTCTTTTTCTTTTTTTATTTTTTCCATTTTTTCAATAGCTTCTTGGCTCATTCTAGCTGCTCTAGCTTTTGATAATACTCTATCTACTGCATTATTTTTTAAACCATCGAAAAAAGCATCACTAAATTGTTTAGCTGCTCCGAATAATCCTTCCTTTATTGGTTGTGTTTCGTTTGACATAGTGTTTCCTTTATATTGTATAAATATTGGATAATAAAAAAGTGAGGATTATCGTATCCTCACTTTAGAACTTTTTGCTTTTGAATTAGCTCTCTTAACCTCATCTGCTTCTCTTTTCTTCAATTCTATTAGTTTATTAAAATAAAATCTCCTAAGATAAATCGGCATGTGGTAAACATCTGACCAAGTAAATCCATTACTAAATTGAACCATCTCCCAAATTTGAGAGTGTAATGTGATTTTATAATCAGGTGGTAGGGTAAAAAAAGCCTATCCCAAATGGGATATCTAGCGCCTCCGTTTCGCCTGTCAATTCCGATACAAAATTAAATTTCAAATCCAAATCAGGAGAAAGTTCCTTTACATGCGCTCTAAATGCTTTTGTATCCTTTGCTAAGAAAGAATTCATAATCCATTTATTAATAAACCCAGTATCAGTATTACCATCTACCGAAGTAATCATATATTTCATACGAGTTGTAACATCAGTTGAACCAGCTGCTCCTTTTGCTATCTTTTCCATAGCTTGAGTATCTCTAGTAATATTTTGCTCGTCACCATGAGTTAATAACTTAAATTCAATAACTTTACCATTTGAAGGTAATTTAAATTGATATCTATTTTTTGAATTTAAAGCATCTTCATCAATATCTTTGGTTTGTATCTTAGATAAATCAATATTGACTTTTTGTTTTTCAAAAGTAAATGGGTCAGTAATTTCTACTTCATAATCAGCCCCATATCCTAAAATACGAGTTGCTAATAAAATAGCGTTTTTATCACCAATTACAATATCATTTGGGTTTAATCCCGGCTCAACAACAACTGATTCAAATAATCTATCCAACACTAAACCTTTTTTGATAAGATTTTGTGATGCTAAGATATCTTCTTCTCTAGCTGTCATATGTTTAATTTCAATAGTACCCTTTCTTAATGGGTGTCCTTCAGGATAAACTAATCCTTGAGAAGGTAATTCAATTGTTTCCGTTGGGAAATCAAATTCTCTTTTTTGTGCAACCGGAGCTGCCGCAATATTCACTTCTGCCATAACTTTTAAATGTTTTTAAGTTTGTATATATAAATACATAGAAATTAAAAAATTAGAAATAAAAAAACCCCCACCATTTCTGATGAGGGTTGTCCTTCGGTAGCATCCGTAAGGAATATGTTTTTAGAATTCTAAGATTGCGTAATCCATTGCTAATGTTAATTCAATTGTTGCTGGTTCGTTTGAATCAAATGCTACATCTCCAAAGTTTGCACTTAGGATAAATGCTCCTTTGATTTTCCATTGTTCAATTTTATCACCAACTGGTCCTAACATATAGAAATCCAAGTCTTTTTTGTAAAAATCAGCGTATCCATCTCTACCAGTAATTGATTCATGTGATAATCTCACCCACTCCATTACCTTTTGTGCTCCAGAAGGAACAATTGGGTCATAAAGAGTAATTGTGATATCTTGCCACTCACCTTTACCTTTTAATTTTCTCTTAACGTTGATGTGGTCTAACACAACAGGCTCAAAAGTAATTGTTGGTCTTTGTGCTGCTTTAACTAAGTATGAATCAATACCATCGATTTGCATTACAAATCTATTTTTCATCTTAGGTTCGAAGTTCGTATAGAACATCTTATCAAACTCTAATATTTCTGCCATTTTTATTCCTTTTTATTATATTAATAAATATCTAATTCCTTTATTTTCGTATTATGCTGTAAAACTTGCTCCAGTTGGTAAGATGTTGAAATCAATTACGATGAATTCAGCTGTCTTAGCCGGTTGTAAGAAAATTTGTCCTGCTAATATGTTTCTATCAATTACATCAGGTGTATTGTTAGATTCGTCCATTACTACTCTGAAAGCGTATAAACCTTGTCTTTGTTGAACTGCCTCTAAGTAAGGGTTCACAGTGTTTAAGAATCTTTGACGAGTTGTAGCGGTATTTTGTTCGAATACTAAGTAACGAGATGTTGAAGCGATAAACTTCTTAAGAACGATAAGTAATCTTCTAACATTGATTCTATCTAAAGCAGATGCCTTATCTTGCAATGTCTTCTGTCCGAATGCTACAATACCTTG